TTCAAAAACGTACCAGAACGACGCAGATTTCTGCGCCCCGCTGGCGAAAAGATGAGGTTGATCAGGAATACCTAATACTGCCCAAAGTGCAACTGATAACTCTTTCCCGAAATATTTTTCAGGAAGAGAATCAATCACAGATTTAAGAGTAGAAGAATCCGCGAAGAACCCTTTTCTTTGTGCTTCTGTAATTAAGGTTCCAAGGAAGAATGGCTCTCTCGCTGTTACCAGGATGTTTCCTGGACCCAGTGGAGAGAGATCATACTCTGAAGTCCGCCATCGTTTAGCAAATTCGACCATCTCTGATGAAATGATAGATTTACTAAGGTTGATTTCGACTCCAAGTGTCTTCATAATATGAAGATACTCCGTAGCGACAGCGTCGTGATTAATCACAACGTCATCACCTAGAACTACATAATTAGGGATCGAACTAATGTTCGCTCGTAGAGCGGCTAGTCTTACGATAACATGATGTGTTAATGCCAACATCGCCCAAGATGAGTAAGCACCCATTGGTTGCCCAACAGAATACTTAATCTGTTCGTCTTTCCAAGACCAACTAAAGTCTAGAAGACGTCTCCAATTCTCAGAGTCATAACCTAAAAGGTCAAGAATCTGGACTTGTAAGTCAATAGGTAAACGATCAGTTGCCGCCGACAAATCAAAGCTATAAAATTTATGTTCTGTAGCTCGATTCGCCATTAAACGATCTAACGCTCCATCTTGATCAAAGGTACCATCTTGTGGTATTTTTGATAAGTTATGGAAAATTGAATCGTGAAGAGGCCGAAGAGCAAGTTGAATCCACCAGTTTGTTATTGCAACAATTCTGGCTTTTCCGGCTTGGTCATAGACCACTGATAACTTCCCTAATTTCATTGGTGACATCACTTTACATAGTAGTAAAATACCATATAAAGGTCCCATAAGAACAAGGAGGATATTAAGCCACACCATATAACCATAAGATTTCGATCTTAATGCTAATATGTGAAAAGCTAAATACTGTTTAGGATGAGACAACAGGGCTAACGCATCTAAATGCGAAGTCCATGTAGCCTTTGATCCATTCGGTCCAGCATTCTCTGATATAAAACCTTTGAACGCATTTGAATAGATTCTAATCTTAAGTCCTTTTAATACTTCGGCAAGCTCTACGTTGTTTAACGTACGAGATAAACCAATAAACGGCGCAATAATTGTGCTTAGTTTAGG